GTGTTTTCCCTCCCCGAAAAAAGTGATGAGGTGGACCCATATGGCATCGACAGACAAGAAAATCCTGATCGAACAACTGAATATGATTGCCAGAAGGCTCACTGAAGAGGGCAAGAAGATAGATTCGGAGCCTCTGATCATTGAATATGACAATGGCGGTGGTCAATCTGGCGTGAGAGAGAATCCATTTTATCCTGCATATGAGAAATTGCTGGCAAGTTATACAAAAACGCTTGCTGTAGCAAAGGATCTTGTTGGAAGCCAGGACGCTGAGATTAAGAATCTGGATTCGATCAGAGCGAAATTCAAGGTGGCTAAATGAAGGGCGTGACGGAAGCAAGGGTGTATACACCGGAACTGAGACCGCTTACTCCGGAAACATCGCTTGGATTTGCTGCAATTGAATATGCGGAGACGGTGTTGGAGAAGACGCTATACCCGTGGCAGAAATGGGCACTGATTCATGCACTTGAGATTGTTGGAGATCTGGAGACTGGCTGGAAGTTCCGGTTCAGAACGATTCTGTTTTTGATTTCCAGACAGAATGGCAAGACAGTGCTGAGTGAAGTCCTTGCCTCATTCTTCATGAACGTGCTTTGTGTTGAATCCATCTTCGGAACATCGCTGTCATTGGATAAGGCAGAAGAGGTCTGGGAGGCCGTTATTAACGATCAGGAGGCACATCCAGAGCTTAGTGCTGATATTGACAGGGTATCAAGGACAAACGGCAATAAACGGCTAATCCTTAACGGGGGCCGTCAGTATAAAGTCGGAGCACCTACACGGAGAGCCGGTCGAGGTGACTCCAATGACCTGGTCATGTTGGATGAGATTCGTGAGCAACGTGACTGGGAAACATGGTCTGCGGCAGTAGCATCGACCAACGCAAAGCCTAATGGACTTGTAGTGTGCTTCAGTAACGCAGGAGATCCTGATTCGGTTGTGTTGCGTCAGCTGCGGTCACAGGCCATTGCAGTCATCGAAGGCGGATCTGTGACGGACTTCGGTGGTGATGTGAATGGTTCAACATTGGGGCTGTTTGAATGGTCCGCTCCGGATGATGCTGAGACTGATGACATGGAAGCACTGGCACAGGCTAATCCGGCACTTGGATATGGATATCTGACAGAAAGAGCATTACTTTCAAACCGTGCGACATTTCCGGACAACAAGTTCCGGTCAGAATGTATGTGTCAGCAAGTAGAAACCATCCTGCCGAATCCGTTTCCAGATGGAGCGTGGGAAGGCGGTTTAGATATACATTCAACCATCGCACCGGAATCAGAGCTGTTCTTCGGTTTGGACTTGTCGCAGGACAGACGGTGGGCAACCATTGCGGTCTGTGGCATGCGTGATGATGGTCACTACCACATCGAGGTTGTTGCAAGGCGTGTCGGCACATCATGGGTTGAAGACTGGTTTAGAGCCAGAGCGATGAAGAATCCGATGAATCTGGCATTCCAGTCGCGAGGCGCACCGGTTTGCGGACTGGCGGAGCAGATTTGCACGATTCATGGTGTAAAACGTATCGCAATCGAAGGCAAAGAGCTTACTTCCGGATGGGGGCGGTTCTATGACGCAATATGTGCTTGCGGTGATGATTCTCGTGGTGGTGTACGTGTTTATCATCTTGACCAGCCTGTTTTGAATATGTCAGGCAAGACAATGCAGTTAAGAAATATTGGCGGAGGGATTGAATTGCCGGACAGAGTAAAGAGTCCGGATGATATCGCCCCGCTTTTTGCTTGTTTTGTGGCTTTTGCAGCCGCAACAAGAATAGATACAGACAATGCGAAAGTATACGAATCAGCTTATGCACAAGGCGCAAGCGTGATGTTCGTATGACATGGGAGGCGGATAAATGCCGAGCATAAGAGAAAGATGGCGGATGATGTTCCGCCCGAATGTGTACCTGTATTCGTTTGGCGGTGACGCTCCGACACAGGTTCTTAATTACACAGCAAAAAAACTATATCAGACACAGGACAACTTAAAAGCGGTTGTGGACTTCCTGTCAAATTCCATCGCACAGCTTCCACTCAAGGTGTATGTGCGGAGCGATGAAACCGACAGGCAGAGAGATCGAGACAGCGTTGCAGCGAAACTGCTTTGGAGACCGAACGAGGATCAGACTGGATATGAGTTTATCCGTGCGCTGGCACTTGAGTATTTTGTCTTCGGTGCGGTGTATGTGTGGGTGCTTCCGGATGCAGATAGTGCTTCTGGCTATCAGATCCGAATCATTCCGAGTGAATGGGTGAAGAGCACGGAAAAGGCAAACGCATATGCACCTGAGAACATCGTGGTCACAACAAAAAATGGTAGTTCGTTTGAGATTCCGCGGACAGAGTTTGTGCAGTTCAAGACATATTCTCCTGGAAATCCTGGCGGATATATCTCTCCGATCAGCGGTCTGCGTCAGACGCTTCAGGAGCAGATTGAGGCAGGGAACTTCCGGAAGCAGTTATGGCATAGCTCTGGACGGTTAAACGCTCAGATCACGCGTCCTGCGAACGTACAGCCGTGGGATGATGAAGCGCGGAAACGATTTGCAGCAGCATTCAGTGAATCATGGGGAGCTGGCGGAAGTAAAGCAGGGTCAATTCCAGTTCTGGAAGATGGTATGGAGATCAAGCCGTTCAGCACAAGCTTCAAGGAGGCTCAGTGGACTGAATCGGTCAAGTTGTCGCGCGAGGCGGTTGCGGCTGCATATGGTGTCAATCCGTCACTGATCTGGCACTCAGACACGCAGACTTACGCAAGCTCCAAAGACAATGCCAGAGCTTTATACGCGGAATGTCTTGGGCCTGTCCTGCAGATGATCCAGCAGAGAATCAACAGTTTCCTGCTTCCGATGATTGGAGCAGATGCAAATCTGTATGTCGAGTTTGACCTGACCGAGAAGCTTAAAGGTTCATTTGAAGAACGCGCATCTATCTTACAGGCTTCTGTTGGTGGTCCGTGGCTTACCAGAAACGAAGCCAGAGCAGACAACAATCTTCCGCCAATTGAAGGTGGTGATGAGCTTATCGTTCCGCTTAATGTGTTGGAAGGCGGTCAGGCATCGCCACAGGACACACACATGGATGAGCAGGAACCGATGACCATTCAGCAGAATTGCGGTTGCGGTCACTGTAAGTCAGACAACGTGATCAATATCAAAGCTCGTTCGACCGAAGAAGAAGATGAACGAATGGCAGAAGCCATGAGCAAGTTTTTCAAACGCCAGGCGGATTCAGTCCTGCCGAAACTTGGAGCAAAATCAGCTAAGTGGTGGGACGAAGAGAGATGGGATTCAGAGCTTGCTGATGATATCGAACCTGTCATGGATGATATTGCAGATGCACATGGATCCGAAACGGCAAGAGCAATCGGTTCCAAATACAACACTGATCAGACGCGTAAGTATCTACGGAAGATGGCGGAAGGCAGAGCACATGCAATAAATGTTGGTACATACAAGCGTCTGCAGGAAGCAATTGAGAGTGATGACGAAGAGAACACTCCCGCAAAGGTATTCGATGAGCGTCAGGACTCCAATGCAAAACTGTTAGGTCGTGCGCTTGCGATTGGCGTTGCTGGATGGGCTGTTACTCGTGAAGCACCGCAACAAGCAGAACAGCAGGGCATTCATAAGACGGTCGAAAAAATCTGGGTCACTGGAGACAATCCAAGACCAGAGCATCAGATGATGAATGGGGAGATTGTTCCGATTGACGAACCATTCTCAAATGGATGCTATTGGCCGGGCGATGAAAACGGTGATCCCGACACGACATGCGGATGCAATTGCTCAACACAGGTTAGGATTACGGTTGAATAAGGAGGTTTTATTATGAACCATTTGTATAAAAGCTTTGAAATGAAAGCTGATGAAGGTTCCGGAACGATCAGTGGATATTTTTCCACGTATGACAGAGAGCCGGACAGCTATGGTGATGTAATCGCAAAAGGCGCATTCACGGAAACCATTAAAGCAAGAGAGGAATCAGGACATCCGTTCCCGCTTTGCTGGAATCATGACCTTGATCAAATCATTGGCAAGGTTGATTCAATTGAAGACACAGAAAAGGGCCCGCTTATGACAGCGAGCTTTTTTAATACCCAATTAGCGCAGGAAAAGCGCGAGATTGTGAAGTCTGGCGTGGTTTACCAGTTCAGCTTTGCATACGACATTCAGGACGCAAAACAGGTAACTCTGGAAGACGGCAGAAAAGCAAACGAGCTCCGGAAGCTTGACTTGTTTGAGGTATCCATCGTTCCGATTCCTGCAAATCAGAATGCGGTTATGACAGATGTCAAGGCGGGCAAACGGAACCGCAAATCAGACGAAGACACCATTAAAGAAATCATTTCCCTCGCCAATTCTTTATTAGATGAGGTTGATGATACAGAAAATCCGAATAACGGAGAGGACGAACCTAAAGCCAATGGGGCACCAGAGGAGCAGAAGGCAAGCAATCCGGATAAAGATCGGGTTTTAAAAATGATTAACAGAATCAAAAATCAGGAGGTTTAGTAATGACACTGAAAGAACAGTTGAAAGAAAAGAAAGATGCCTTGATGGCTCTGAATGAAAAAGTGACTGCAGAAGATCCGGAAGCGATTAAATCCGCTGCTGAATTAACAGACGAGATCGAAGATCTTGAGAAGTCTATCAAGGCTGCTGACATCGCAAAAGACAAACTTGCAAAGATTGGTGCAGAAAAAGCACGCGAGGAGGATACCGGAATGGAAGAAAAGAAAACCACAATGGAAGAGCTGTGCGAAAAGGCATCAGCCATCGTTGACAAGAAAGCGGGTGCATCCGTGCATTTTAAGGCAGCAACCGATGTTGTAACAGCTCCGCAGCTTGCTGATCTGGACAGAAGCATCGTTCCGCAGCCGAAGAGAGTCGCAGCAGCTGATTTCTTCAGCAACGCAACAATCTCTGGAAATGCAGTAACATATTTCCGTCAGGGTGCATATGAAGGCACACCGGCAGTTACAGCACAGGGCGCAAAGAAACCGCAGAACAGCACAAGCTTTGCACCGACCACACTTCCGCTGTCCAAGATCGCTGCATACATCAAAGAGACAGACGAGATTCTTTGGGACGCAGACTTCCTGGCATCTGAAGTTCAGAACAGCCTGATCTACAGACTGGGTGTTGTTGAAGATAGCACTATCGTCACAACAGTTGCTGGAACAAACGGAATTCTTACACAGGCAGTTGGAACTGGCACAAACGCATTTGCTGATGCCATCATCGGTGCGATCATGAAGATCAAAGACGCATCTGCATTTGACGCTTCTGTTGTTATCCTGAACCCGGCTGATTATCTGACCCTGCTTCAGGCGAAAGACGGAAATAATCAGTATTATGGTGGCGGATACTTCGCAGGCGCATATGGTAATGGTGGTTTTGGTGTTCCGACATCTATCTGGGGTGTTCCGGTATTCACAAACTCCAACATCACTGCTGGTGAAGGTATCGTTGCAGCACGCGAAGCTGTAAAGGTATGGCGCAAAGGCGGTCTGGATGTGAAACTGTATGAGCAGAACGAAGACGATGCTCTGTACAACAGAGTAACACTGCTTGCAGAAGAGCGTCTGGCATGCGCTGTTGTAGATCTGAATGGTGTTTGCAAGATTTCATAATTGATCAACTGGGGAGGGCTTCGGCTCTCCCTTAACTGTTAAAGGAGGGCGACCGACATGATGAAGATCTATTTGGTCAACGGCTTCACTCGTCAGTATGAAGAAGGCACTCAGCCGGAAGGTGCTGTTGAGGTGGTCGCAAAGAAGGCGGTCGAACCGTCTGACAAAGCAAAGAAAACGGTTAATAAAGCAAAGAAAGCGGTGAAGAAATGAGTTTATTGACAAACTGGGGCTACACGCTCACAGGTGTTGATGTACTGGAGAATATGGTCACAGAAACCGAATATAACGAGTTCACCGCGAACAAATATGCTTCAGATTCCCGTATGGCTTCCACATTGACTGCAGCAAGCGCAGCAGTGAGAGCTTATTGCGGTTGGCATGTATATCCGTCATTGGCCTGTGAGCTTTCAACGACATTTTTTGATAAGCGTATCACGGAAGTGTTTGGTGGTATTCTGATTCAGCTTCCAGCAACGTATGTGTCCGCGATCACATCGGTCACGATTGGAGAAACGCCACACACATCTTATGTTCTGGAACCGAATGGCATCTTGCGGTTGTATGACGTTGATTGGAATGGTGTGTATAAGCATACACAAATTACTGTCCAGTATATTGCAGGTGTTCCGGATGCTCTTATGGGCGGTTTAAAAGAATTGATTGCTCACCAGACCATCCACGCATTGGCAGGGACAACCGGAGTTCAGTCAGAAACAGCTGGCGGTGTATCAATTACATACAATGCTGCTTGGGTCAACTCCACAAGAGCAACTGACCTGTCGGACAACAACAAGGAAGTTCTGGCACCGTATAGATTGCGAGGTGTGTTCTAATGGCAATTCCATCATGGGCAAGTCAGACCATCACACGCATTCGACCTGGCGAAAAAGAATCCAGAGGGTCAGTCATTCCAGACTGGAACAACACGGATTCGCTTGTGATCAATAACTGTTCAGTTCAGCCAGCATCTACAAACCTGTCACAGGATGGTCGTATTTTGGGAATCTCAGAGGGTTATACGGTATATCTTCAGCCCGGCACAGATGTGCTTGCTGGAGACCGTATCGAGTTTGATGGAAACACCTACACGATTGATGGCGAGCCGAAGCCGTGGGTGAGCGCAACGGGACGCGTGAGCCACATCCAGTTAAGCATTGAAAGGTGGGAAGGATAATGGCAAAACAGATTGATATTGTTTTTAATCCTGCCGGCTTTGCGGAATGTTTGGAAGGCCTGTCTGGAGATGTACAGGCAGCAGCCGAAAAGATTGCAGCAACAGCCACATCAATGATCACAAAAGGGACTGGATTCCATGTTGAGATGTCAAACGAACCGCGATTCCAGGATGCGTCTTATGGCGTTGCCAGACCAATCGGAAGAGTAGTCGCAAATGATGAAGAATCATCAAAGGAAGAAGCAGAAAACAAGATTTTGAGTAAGGCGGTGGGCGGATGATCATAAATAAATCAATAGATATTGAGGATGAGGTTCGCATCGCTCTGAAAGATTATCTGACAGTTTACTGCAGGCCTCTTCCAAAAAACTACAAAGTTCCGCATATCCTTGTCACATGGGTTGGAGGTAATGACACCAACACAATTGACAGGTTCAGCGTTGTCTTAGATGCCAGGGCGGAAATCGATGGTGAAGCAGTTGAATATCTCAACACGGCAATCGGGATTTTGAAGCAAGTGGCAAAAGAGCAGACAACGGCTCTGCGCCACGTAATTGTAAATTCATCTGGTTCATGGGGCGAGGACCCTGTGCGACCAGACTTGACGATGTGCTCTGCTCGACTGGAGATCATAGCACATCAACAGAAAACGGAGGTTTAAATTATGGATGTTAAATTAGGTCTTGGTTTAGCGACTGGAATGTTTTACCATGCACCGGCAGGCACTGCTCTTCCGACAGATCCGACAGCTGCGATTCCGGCAGACTGGACACATGTCGGTGATGTTACAAACGAAGGCATCACACTGGCAATGGACAAATCAGTTGAGAACCTTAGAAACTGGGCAAACGTGATCAAGCGTGTGATCATGACAGAGCACACGGAGACAATCCAGGCTCCGATTATGGACACCACAGAGGAAGTTCTGAAAACTGTTGTTGGTGAAAGCAACGTAACAACTACAACCGGCATCACAACAGTTAATCTTTCTGCAGCAAGCCTGCCGGAAGAGGAAGCGTTCCTGTTCGTTATGAAAGACGGTGACAACATGATCATGATCGGATGCACACACGGTCAGGTTACAGCAGTTGACAATGTTACATTTGCACCGGAGTCAGCTATCAACTGGATTCCGACCATCACAGCAATGGGAGACGGCTTCCAGATGATCATGAAATAATTAGACATGGAAGGAGAAGAACATGGCTAAATTTGTTTTAGAAGAGTCCCCAAATACTAATGTGTTGGAAGTAGTGATTGGTGAGCAGTCGTACAACATTCCGCTGGTTGGTAGTCTGACGTTTAAAGAAGCAGCGTCTCTTGAATCAGCAGAAGGCACGAGAGTATTTATTCAGAAGTATATTCCGAAAAAGGTTCTTGATCCGCTCACAATCAATCAGTACAACAGCATTGTTGAAGCGTGGAAGACTGAATCAGGATACACGACAGCGGGGGAATAATTGGCCTTGCGAAATTTGTCACAGAACATCGCAAGGCGGTTGAATATGACTTGTTGACTCAGACAGGTCATGAGTTAAATGACATCGGGCGCACCTTATCATGGGATGCGCTCGATTCTTTTCTGAGCAATTTAGGCGCGGAATCGGCACTTGTCAGAGAGATGAGACCAGGTGTAGAAACATGGGGCACTACGCTCAAAACCAACATGATTCTTGCAGACATCTGGGATGTGCTTGCAATGATCAATGCAAATATTGTTGCGGTAGGCACACATAAGCCGGCAAAGAATCCGAAACCATATCCAAGAGAGTGGCGTAAGGATCCGGAGCACGAGCAACACATTGGCTCTGGCGGATTGCCACCTGATGAGCTTAGAAAATGGTTTGAAGAAAAGAGGAAAGAAGCATGCCAGAAGTAGCACAGGCCACTATAACCGTCACGCCAGTTCTGGAGGGCGCACAAACAAAACTTACAAATGATTTGACCGCTGCTGCTGGTTCTGCGGGTACTGCTGCAGGAACACAAGCTGGCACTACGATGTCGAAAGCCATCAGTGACAAGATGGGAACGGCAGGAAAGGCAATGACAGCGGGTGTTACTGCTCCGCTTACTGCCGGAGCCACGGCAGCAGTGGCTGCGTGGAAAGAAGTTGATACTGGTCTGGACACTATCGTCACAAAGACTGGTGCATCAGGTGACGCACTAGAAGAGATGCATGGTATTCTGAACGATATCACGACTACCATTCCAACAGACTTTGCAACGGCAGGTGCTGCAATCGGTGAAGTCAACACAAGGTTTGGAGTCACAGGGCAAGAACTGGATGAGCTGTCAACCAAATTCATTAAGTTTGCAGACTTGAATGGTCAGGATGTTTCCAGTTCGGTCGATTCAGTCAGCAAGATGATGGCAGCATTCGGCATGGAAACGGAAGATGCTGGAAGAGTTCTGGATGCATTGAACGTGGTTGGTCAGCAGACAGGCGTTGATGTCGGAGCATTATCCGATATGGTCGCAGCCAATGCAGCACAGTTCCAAGAGATGGGCTTGTCGGCAGAAGAGGCAGCGTCCTTGCTTGGCTCGATGTCAATGGCTGGTCTGGATTCGTCCACAGCCATGATGGGTCTGAAAACCGCCATGAAGAATGCCACAGAGGATGGCATCACGCTTGATGAGGCATTACAGGGATTTGCCGAGACCATGCAAGGTAACGGCTCAGAATCCGAGAAACTGGCAGCAGCATATGAGCTGTTTGGAACCAGAGGCGGTGCTGCGATTGCTAATGCGGTTGAAAACGGTGAGCTTGACCTTGCAAGCTTCACGTCATCTCTTGGTGATTTTGAGGGTTCGGTTGATTCAACCTTTGAAGAAGCACAGGACCCGATGGATGATTTCCAGACCACACTCAATGAATTAAAGATTCTGGGAGCAGAAATCGTTGATGCTGCAGGGCCGGCGTTATCGGACATTCTGGAAAGAGTTGGCACAGGTGTTGAAAAGATAACGACAGCATGGGAAAGCTTATCCCCGCAGATGCAGGATTTCATCATTAAGGCAGCAGGAATAGCAGCGCTTGTCGGCCCGATATTAATGATTGGTAGCAAGGTCATCGGCAGTGTTGGCACGATTGCGGGCGGAATTGGCAACATCGCATCAAAGGTTGGAGACCTTGGAAGCAAGGCAGCCACCGCAGCCGCTCCTGTTGCGGCAGCCGGAGCTTCATTCGGCACGATGGCAGGACAGGCGTTATTGCTTGTCGCAGCGGCAGCGTCTGTATGGATTATGGCACAGGCTGTATCCGTATTGGTTGACGCAGCGATCCGGATCACAGAAGCAGGCGGTCCTGCAATCGCAGTATTGGCAGCAATGGGTGGTGGACTTGTTGGTCTTATGGCTGTCATGTCTGCATTAGGTCCTGCACTTACAGCGGGTGCAATCGGCATCGGCGTGTTTGGTGCTGCCATGCTTGGAATTGGTGCGGGTATTGATTTGGCATGTCAGGGTATCGCAAAGGTTGTTGACGCGGTTTCCGGACTGGTTCAGACGATTTCCGATAACGCACCGAGCATCAACAGTATCGTCACGAATATCGGAACAACAGTCAGTGGTGTTATCGAAACGATATCTGGCGGAATTACACAGGTCATTGACGCGATCTCCGGAGGCATTTCTGGTGTCCTTGATTCATTGTCTGGCGTGATTGACAGTATCGGGCAGGCAGCACTCAACGCGGGTGTTGGTTTTGAGAAGCTTGCAAATGCAGTGATCAAGCTGACCAATAACACAGGCGTGTTTGATTTGGCAAGCACACTTGCATCTGTTGCTGTTGGTGTTGGGAAAATTACCAAAGAAGCAAGTAACGCTGGGTCCGGAGCGACGAAGATTAATAGATTAACCACATCACTGAAGACTTTGGCAACTGCCGGCACAACATCCGGAAATTCATTAAAAACATTTGGTACAACAGCTACCGCTTCATTGAAGACGGTATCAACGGCATTTGGCTCTTTGGATTTAGCGAGTGGCATGAAAAAAGCGATGGATAATGCAATCACTGCAGCACGGTCCGGAATCAATAGCCTGAAGTCGATGTTTTCCAACACATCATTCAGTTTTTATCAACACATTAAGGTTCCACACTTCAGTATGTCTGGAAGCTTTAATGCTGAGACAAAAACAGTTCCAACCGTCACAACTAGATGGTACAGAACGGCAGAAAGCACACCATATTTGTTTACGCATCCGACCTTGTTTGGCGCGGGTGAAGGTGCGAATGATGAGCTTTTATATGGCCGTGACGCTTTGATGAAGGATATACAAGATGCTGTCGGAACCGGCGCAAATATCGTCAATAACATTACTGTTGATGGGGCGGAAAATCCGGAAGATTTTGCACGTAGACTGGTACGCCAGATGAAGATGGAAATGAGGATGGCATAAATGGCAGGAGCGAAACAATCAGGACTGGCAATTGCCAGGAACGGAAACAGATACACATTTTCGTGGAAGCTTCCAAGTGGAGGCTATCCAAGCGGATATAACCAGCAATTATGCTATGCACTGAGGTTGTCTAAATACAATAAAAAAACTGGAAAATGGACGACACAAAAGTATAAGGATTTAAAATGGACTTACGTGAAGTTGTGGAACACGACCACATCTATGAATTTAACGATAGACCCATCCTCTTATTATCCAAATAAAAAGAGCAATGGTGTTTGGAAAGACGGCTTGATGGGAATCTCGTTTTTTGTCCGTGGTTGGAAAGACGGCTGGTCTGGCTGGGGAGACGGAAAAACATTCACAATTAATCAACCCTGGTACATGAAATCGGTTACTCCGACTCTGAGTGGGGATCATTACAACGTAACCACCTTTGCGTGGACAAGCTGGGCAAGTGATACAGATTCGAGACCTTGGTATGATGTTGAAATGCAATCAATGCTTCTGAAAAACTCGCCCGAATCAGACGGATCGAAGCTGAAATGGTCAAGCGGATCAGCCGTATCTGGCACATGGTATACTGGCACATCATACTCAAGGGAATCATCCACATGGTTTACGGAAGACACTGCAGTTATTAACGCTTCACCTTATGACTCATATACACGTTGGTTTCGTATTCGAGCGCGAAACAGCTGGGGGTGCTCTGAATGGCGGTATACTAAACATGTATATGCCAGACCGAATCGAGCATATAGCGTACTTGGCACATCAAAAAGAGATGGCACAGGTTATTACGTGACAGTAAGGTGGGGACTTGATTGGGCGAGAAAAGACAGTACCAGTTACCATCCGGTTGATATGGTAAAGGTCATATATATGATTGCTAAGCCGATTGAAAATTTGGCGTGTCCGTCTTCTGCAAGTGAAATAGTTGCGTATCAGCAGAAGGATACCGGCGGATATGATTCAGCAACATTCTGGGTACCCAGTCTGGATCCGGATGAATGTATCTACACAAAGATAGTCGCATGGCATGATTATGAGGACAATAAGTCAGAAAGCAATATAGTTATGGTTTCCGGTGCTGGAACATTGAGTGCACCAACCATACAAAACGCAACCATCAACCTGACCAATCACACTGCAACCGTAGAAGCTATAAACAACTCCGAGTGTTACGGCGCTTACTTAGATGTTTTGTATCGGACATCTAGTGATTCACAATGGGCAAAAGCAGGAACGCTGACAGTATCAAGCGGAACAATCCAGATATCAATTCCAGAGGATGTTACTGCGTCTACACCGTTAGAAGTCGGTGTGCAGGCTGTTGCTACCAATGGGAAGGTGACTTTACAATCGAGCGTTGTATCAAGAAGTGTTACTGGCGCAAACGCTCCGCTTCCGCCAACAATAACATCTGTTACGCAGTCTGATTATGCAGAGACCGCAAAGATAACTTGGACAAGCACATGGGCTGAGGCAACAGCAACGGAACTGTCATGGTCAACACTGCCGTATGCATGGCAGAGCACTGATGAACCGGATAGTTATGTTGTACCGTCTGTTTATGGCACAACTGAAACCACATGGTATGTTTCTGGTTTGAAGGCCGGTGATACATATTATTTCCGTGCAAGGATGGTCAAGGAAACTGACGATGGTGTTACATATACTGCATGGAGTGAACCTTCTCATTTGTTAATCACTGCAGAACCAGAAGTGCCACAGTTATATCTATCCGATGCCGTGATCAGACAGGGCGAAGGCTTTACTGCATATTGGTCTGCGGAAAATCAGACAGAAGCGTATATATATTATTCTGTCGATGAAATAAATTATATTTTGCTGGATACCGAATCGAGTGCAACAACAAGCAGACATATAGACCCGGACACGATCAGTGATTGGAATGTTGAGACACCATATTTTATTCGGGTGAGAACTATGTCTGACAGCGGTATGTCAGAAATGTCATATCCGGCACAAATTGCTATAGCTGATCAGCCGACTTGCACGATAAGTGATTTAAGTCTGATAGACGGTTCGGATCCGGATGTCATGGAACTAACAGAGATGCCATTGACCGCAACAATCACAGGAGCGGGCGAAGGCGGGCTGACCACTTTGTCTATCGAAAGGTATGGTTCCTGCCACATCCAGAGACCAGATGAAAGCGAAACGGACGGATATGATGGTGAAACTATTGCATCTGTTGTTCAAGATGGAGAAGTTCCGTTTTCAATCGATGCTGAAAGCCTTATCGGGTCATTAGATGATGGTGGGCGATATATGTTGACAGCAACAGTCACGGATGTATATGGCCAGACTGCAACGGCAGAACAGGTTTTTGAAGTGGATTGGGCGCATCAAGCTCTTATGCCGGAAGGCTCAGCCGTGATAGTAGATTCTATCGCGCAAATCACGCCAACAGCGCCGTCCGGATCCGTAGAGACAGATGTAGTTGATATTTATAGACTGTCTGCTGACCGTCCGGAACTAATCTATGCCGGAGCAGAATTTGGCGCTACTTATGTAGACCCATATCCGGCAATCGGCGAATGTGGTGGGCACAGGCTGGTATACAGGACGGCCAATGGTGATTACATCACGGCAGACAACCAGATTGCATGGCTGGATTTAGATGACACGTTTGAATCATTAACATCTATCATTGATTTTGGCAATGATCAGGTGTTAATCGAATACAACGAAGACATCTCATCTAAATGGTCAAAAGATTTCAAGGAGACTAAATATCTTGGTGGCTCTGTTCAGGGCGATTGGAATCCATCAGTGAGTAGGACGGGTTCCATCAGCACGGTTGCGCTTTCACTAGAAGATCAGGACACGATTGATGCTATAAGACGGCTTGCTGTTTATCCTGGCGTTTGCCATGTGCGAACACAGGATGGATCAAGTTATGCTGCGGACATCCAGGTCAGTGAAAACAGAAGCCACGATACATCTGGTCGGATAGTGAATTTCGACTTGTCAATCACAAGGGTTGATTCGGAAGGACTTGATGGAATGCCTTTAGATCAATGGTTACCAAATTCGGAGGAATAAATGGAATGGAATTATGGCTTTAGTGCCAAATACTATGTTGCCATTGTTGACCCTGCGACATGGAAGGATATAGATCGTGTTGAGATCACCGGTGGCAAGATTAGCAGATCAACAGATACGCTTCGGGAATCAGCCGATTTGGATTGTGTGGCTTATGATAGAAGCAGTGAGCAGTGGATTAGAATTTATTTAAATGCAAAGCAAGAAGGGTCATCCGAAAGGGTGGCTCTTTTTACTGGCCTTGCAACTTCTCCGGGAAGAGATATTGATGGCTTTAGGGAATCAAATCAGGTTCAATGCTATTCGGTCTTAAAACCGGCACAAGACATTTTGTTGCAAAGAGGTTGGTATGCTCCGGCAGGAGTAGACGGAACTGAATTGATAAAAAGGCTTCTTGGTGTTTTGCCTGCACCAATCGAATTTGGAGAAGGTTCTCCAGCACTGCAGCAGTCAATCATTGCCGAAAAGAAAGAAAGCAATCTGAGTATGGCTTTAAAAATTCTGGAAGCAATCAATTGGAAGCTACGGATTCGTGGAGATGGCTCTATCCTTATCCAACAACAATCAGATGATGAAATTGCATTTTTTAGCGCCCTTGAGAACGATAGTATTGAACCAAAAATCAATGTAAAGCGGGATTGGTACAAATGTCCAAACGTGTTCCGGGCAATAGCTGATAACAATGATGAAGTAGTAACGGATGATGATCCGGACAGCTTGTTGTCAACAGTCAGCCGGGGACGTGAGATTTGGTTGGAGGAAGACAACTGCGATCTGAACGATGGAGAGACTTTAAGAGGATACGCTTCCCGTAGATTAAAAGAAGAGCAAATCGTAGCAGCAACGGTCAGCTATGATAGGCGATATGATCCGGATATCTATGTGGATGATGTTGTGCGGTTGCATTATCCGGCACAAAACATTGACGGGCTTTTTCGCGTCATGAAACAAGATATTGATTTGACATTTGGCGCACAGACTTCAGAAGAGGTTTTGATGTTATGAGTGTATTTTCAAATTTAAAAAAAGACTTACTTGAAATGATGAAGCAGGCTGGAGATACTACCACATCTGCATATGATACACAGGCAACTGTTGTCAGAACAGAAGCAGATACTATCTGGGTCCATATTCCGGGCGGTGTGTCCGAAACGCCAGTCAGAAAAACAATCGACGCAAAGGTTGGTGATGATATCCAGATTCGTGTTGGTGGTGGGCGCGCATGGGCCGTTGGCAATGCTACATCTCCGCCAACAGATGATACGACCGCAACGATCGCCACGCAGAAAGCTGAAACTGCACAGAAAACGGCTGACGGTGCTGCAGAGGCTGCTCAGACAGCATGGAACTATGCAGACAGCGCGCACGAAGCGGCTGATACGGCTTGGAATCACGCCAATAGTGCTTATTCGGCAGCAGTTAGAGCGAATACGTCTGCCAATGATGCGCTTATTCAATTGTCTACAGTTGAGGATGTGGTTGATACGCTCAACTGGGTGACCGAGCATGGTACAATGACCAAAACTACTGATACTGCGATAGATCCGACTCATGTATATTTTGTCCGAGATAATAATGGGGATTATGTTGTTGGATCGAATCATTATCGGATTGTGACTGAACCTAAAGCTGAAGAGCTGATCACGTATTATGTCCTGTCTATAGACGAAGCAGTTTCAAATTATGTTACATCGCATTTAGCTCTTACAAATGAAGGTCTATATGTAGTCAAGGACAACCAAGGCTATAAGGTTCTTCTGGCTAATGATGGACTTAAAATATATGACAATCAAGGTCATCTTGTATCAACATTTGGTGAGAGTATCGTATTTGATTCGTCCAGACCTCAGACCATCGGTAACAATTCTACATACATT